GGACCTGTCGCCCGATTCGGTCCGCTTGGAGCGGCTGAACAACGGTGCGCCGTTGCTCAACACCCATAGCACCTACGACCTGGACGACGTCCTGGGCGTGGTGGAGCGCGCCTGGATCGAGGGTGGCGAAGGCCGCGCCCTGGTCCGCTTCAGCGAGCGCGAGGAGGTGGAGCCCATCTTCCGCGACGTGAAGAGCGGGATCCTCCGCAACATCAGCGTCGGCTACGCCGTGCACCGCTACGAGGTGATCGAGGCGGAAGACGACAAGCTGCCGACCTACCGCGCCATGGACTGGGAGCCCCTGGAGCTCTCCCTGGTGCCGATCGGCTTCGACGATGGGGCCAAGACCCGCAACGCGGAGAACCCCGCCGAGTACAAGGGGCCCCGTTTCCAAACCCAATTCAATGTCCGGGAGGCCCAAGCGCCTGCCGAGCAACCGGCCGCCGTGGCCACTACCCAAGAGGAACCTGTGATGACCGAAGAAGAGAAGCGCGCGGCCGAGCAGCAACGCCAAGCCGAGCAGCAGCAAGCGATCGATAACGAGCGCAAGCGCTGCCTGACCATCCGCCAGATGGCGCGCAAGGTAGGCCTGGGCGATGACGAGGTCGAAGGCCTGATCGAGCGCGGTGTGTCGGTGGCTGATGCCAGCGCTGCCCTGATCGACAAGGTCGCCGAGCGGCAGCAGGCCCAGCAAGGCCAGAGCCGCAACAGCCAGGCCACCGTGACCAGCACCACCGACACCGGCGTGCTGAATGCCAAGCGTGACGCCATGCAGGCCGCGCTGATCCATCGCTGCGACGCCAGCGCCCAACTGCCGGAAGCCGCCCGCGAGTTCCGCGGCATGCGCCTGGTGGACATGGCTCGCGAGTTCGTCAACATGTCCGGCGGCAACGCTCGCGGCATGACTGCTCAGGAAGTCGCCCGTGCCGCCTTGGGCTGCGATCGCCAGGCTGTCCGCGCTGCCGGCATGCACACCACCAGCGATTTCCCGCTGCTGCTGGGCAACACCGTCAACCGCACCCTGCGCGCTGGCTATGAGCTGGCCCCGCAGACCTGGCGTGTCCTGGGCCGCCAGACCACCGTGCCGGACTTCCGCGAAGTGACGCGCGCTGCCCTGGGCGACATCGCCGCCCTGGAGAAGGTGAAGGAGCACGGCGAGTACAAGTACGGCACCCTGGAAGAAGAGGGTGCCCCGCTGCGAGTGGCCAAGTGGGGCAAGATCATTGCCATCACCTGGGAAGCGATCGTCAACGACGACCTGGGCGTCTTCACCCGCATCCCGTCTGCCCTGGGCGCTGCGGCTGCGCAGACCGAGTCCAATGTGGTGTGGGACCTGATCCTGAATGCCGCCAAGTTCACCGACGGCAAGGACTTCTTCTCCACCGATCACGGCAACCTCGCAACCAGCGCCGGCCCGATCAACACCACCACCCTGGCCGCTGCCCGCGCCGCGCTGCGCAAGCAGAAGTCCAAGGCCGGCCAGTTCCTCAACGTCGAGCCGAAGTACCTGGTGGTGGGCCCGGACAAAGAACTGGAGGCCTACCAGTACACCAGCTCGCTATACGTGCCGGCCAAGAACAGCGACATCAACGACCCGCGCAATGCCCAGCTGACCGTGATCGTCGATGCCCGCATCCCCGGCAACCAGTGGTTCCTGGTCGCCACCCCCGGCCTGGTCGATACCTTCGAGTACGCCTACCTGGAAGGCGAGCAGGGCGTATTCACCGAGACCCGCGAGGGCTTCGAGGTGGACGGCCTGGAGGTCAAGGCTCGCCTGGTCTTCGGTGCGGCCTGGATCGACTACCGCGGCGCCTACAAGAACCCCGGCAACTGATAGGCGAGGGCGCCTGCGGGCGCCCCTGCTGAACCCTTCGCATCCAAGAGGAACGCTCCATGAAGAACTTCATTCAAGCCGGCGACTGCATCACCCTGCCGGCCCCCGCCGGCGGCACCGTGTCCGGCGATCTGTACAAGGTCGGCGGCCTGGTGGGCGTTGCGGCCACCACTGAAGCCGAAGGCAAGGACGTGGTGCTCAAGACCACCGGCGTCTTCGAGCTGGACAAGATCAGCGCCCAGGCCTGGGCCATCGGCGATGTTGTCTACATGAACGGCACCAGCCGCATGGCGACCAACGTCTCCGCCTCCGGCCTGTTCCGCATCGGCGTGGTCACCGAGGTCGCGGCCAACCCCTCGACCGTGGGCCGCGTCCGCCTGGACGGCACTTCCGTCACCGCGGTGGCGTGATGATGTTCGGCAAGCTCATCGAGCAGATGGAGACCATCGGGCATCGGTGTCTTGCCGACTCCCGGGGCGACTACCTTGAAGCCGAAGCGCCGCCAGTGCGCGGCCTCCTGCTCCGAGTAGACCGCAACCTCCAGCAGAACGGCCCGGACGGGATCTTCCTGACCGGCCAGGCCGCCATCACCTGGCTGGTCAAGGATCTCCCGGCCGCCAACCGCGGTGCGTACTTCGTCATCGGCTGCACCCGCTACCGGGTCGACGACATTGCCCGCGATGACGGCTACGAAATCATGGCTATCACCACTCCCGAGACCTGATCCATGGCGAACAAGCTGACGCTGATCCGGCACGCGCTGCTGGCTCGGCTGGGCACCATCACGCCCGCCAACGACTACCGCACCGAGGCCGGCGCCAATGTCCGCTCTGGCTGGCTCAACGAGCTGGTGAAGGAGAAGGGCAGCTCCTTCCCTCTGATCGTCGTCCAGCCGGGCCGTGACCAGCAGCCTACCCCAGGGCCAGGCGCGCTCAAGCTGGTGCGCGGGTACGACATCGTCGGCGCCGTCTCCATCCAGGTCGAGGATTACGAGGCGGTGCTGGATGAGCTGGAGCTGGACCTGCTGCAGGCGCTGACGCCGATTCCTGGTGTCCTGCTGCCCTGGGGTCGGCCGCACATCACCAGCATCACCCTCGGTGCGCCGACGCATTACCCGCCCGGTGATGGCATGAACGCCGCCGCCGTGCTGATCCCCATCCACCTCCACACCGTCATCGAGGGCCGCATCCCATGACCGATTCCAAGACCCAGGAACTCAAGGCCGAAGCCGAAGAGCGCCGCTACGAAGTC